TAATATTTCGTCGTTGTATTCATTAAAATTTATCATAATTTATATTTTGCAAAGTTATTAAACAATTTAAAATTGCGGTTTTTAATTTATTTGATGTTTTCTTCATTGTTGCAGTTATTACATGAGACATCACCAAGTCAAAAGCCATCACCAGAGCCATTACCATAGCCAGAGCCAGAGCCATAACCAGAGCCTGAGCCATAGCTATCGCCAAAGCCATCGCCAGAACCAGAGCCAGAGCCATAACCAGAGCCATCACCATAGCCAGAGCCAGAGCCAGAGCCATTGCCATAGCTATCGCCAGAGCCATCGCCATAGCCATTGCCAGAGCTATTACAATCTACAAATTTTTTATTATTTATAGTCATTGATTCCTTTTGCAGCAAATGTTTAATAATTAGCTAGAGCCATCGCCATAGCCATCGCCTGAGCCATTGCTATTACCAGAGCCATAACCAGAGCCATCACCATAGCCATCGCCATAGCCAGAGCCATAGCCATAGCCATCGCCATAGCTATCGCCATAGCCATCGCCAGAGCCAGAGCCATAGCCAAAGCCATCGCCATAACCAGAGCCTGAGCCAGAGCCAAAGCCATCGCCATAACCAGAGCCTGAGCCATTGCCAGAGCTATTACAATCTACAAATTTTTTATTATTTATAGTCATTGATTGATGTTTTTGAAATATCGCTGCAAGTAATAAGTTCGCAAACTCCGTTTAACAAAATTTCTGGATTGACAACATCAATTTTGCACGACCCACTTTTCACTCCGGTTTGCGCAACACCTGAGAGCGCCACGCCGTCATTAGCTTTCCACGACCATAAGCGCCTAGAATTTTTCAAGATCACGCTTTCACCGTCTACGCTTACAACTTCGCCCGCATGTACACCGGCTGAATAGCATCGAGCAATCACGTACTTGCCTACAAATACGTGTTGAGTTTGAGCTTGATTCTGAGTTTGCAAATTAAACATTGCAGCGATTTCTTTTAGTTGACCTAGCGTCATTTCGTTGATATTGATATTCATTTTTATTCCTAATAATTAAAGTTAAAAAATGCCAAATTCGGACTATGCAAAATTACACATTTGGCTGCCGTGTTTTTCTTAGGAAATATTTTCAGAAGGGTATGTCCTGGTCAAAATCTACCGATTTGCTTGCAGGCTTTGGCGTTGAAAAATTTTGCTCGTTAGTTGATTGCTTGTTGCCTTGCAAAGCAACTTCATTTACTCGAACATCCATTGACTTTCGTTTATTCCCTTCTTTATCTGTCCAATCTCTTTCAGATACTGATCCGCATATTGTTACGCTTTGTCCTTTAATTAAATATTTTTGCAAAGATTCAGCACGTTTTCCAAATAGCGAGCAATTCCACCAAATTGTCGGCTTGTCTTTGCCTTGTTGATCCGCAACAGAAAAAGAGCAGACAGGATCGCCATTTGATAAAAATCTCAACTCTGAGTCCTTGCCGAGTTGCCCAGCTATTGTTATTGAGTTCATGCTGTTTCTTTCAAAAGTGATTGTTTACGTTGTGTCGCTGCGGATTGAAGTTTTAATAGTTGTTCTTTAGATGCACCGCCATTTACCGCCACTTTAAGATATATTGCAATTTGCGGAATATCAGATGAAACATTAATTAACGAAATTAATTCATCCACTCGCATTTCGTTTAATACTTGAGGTTTGCTTGCTTCGTTGCCGTCATCATCTGCCTGATAAAGACCTGTAATAGCGGCTAAAGCGTAACGTCTTGAGTATGTTGCCGCGCTGCCGTATCCTTGAGCGTCATTCTTTTGCAAAGGCATTGTTAGCTCATCTTCAATCCACTCGCCAGATTCGTGCATTAAGCGGGTTGTGAGATTTAGTTTGCCTGCCTCGCTTGGCGAGAATGATTGAATAAAAATGATGCCGTTATTGTTTAGTGGTTTTTTTATTGCCTCAATGACTGACTCAAGATCAGCGTAAGAACTTTTAAAATGCGGGTTAGTAGAATCTTTTATTGCAAAAGTTATTTCTTTTTGTGCTTTTAATAGCGCGGGGGCTATTTTTTCCACCGATTGAGATGTTTTCATTTTCTATGCCTAGATTAAAATTAATTCTTTATCTTTTGCTTGTTTATCGTGTTCTATTTGTTTATTTGCTGCTGCCTCGTTATTACTTTCCTCAAAATCAATTCCGTAATCTTCAGTCTCCACAATCTAACCCTCTCAATTTAAAACAAACTTTATATAGATTCTCTCTGTTTTGCTTATGCTCATTTTTTAAGATAAGCATTGCCTTGTGATAATGTCTGGTTAGTTCTGACATCCTTTCTATTTCCTCAAAATTTTTAGCAAGCAATTTGTTTTTTAAATATTTTAAATACATAATTTTTAAACTTGGAATCGGCTTAAAAATGTCATCTAATATTGTTGTCATAAAAAACTCTCTATAAAAGATGCTACATATTCAACGAAAAACGATGAAACAAAACACAAAATAAAGATAGCCACAATTGCCGCAAAATCTTCTAAAGTTGACTTAGACATTTTGTACCCTTTTATCAGTTAAAAACCATCCTAATTGCCGCTGAATTTCCTCAATTGTTTGTTTTGAAGTATCTTTTTTACGATCCCTATTCATCCAATTTCGGATTGCTTCTTTACTTGGTTTTTGCATCTCATCCCCCTTAGGTTTTGACTGCTAAACTTTATTACCACTACAACACGTAGGGCGGCTAAGTTGTCACTTAACGTAATTATTTAAAGTCCCCCGACAATAAATAATTATTTTCGCCCTACGTGTTGCCCATCGCAAAATGGGCACTTTATTAAATATGCGCTTGCAACTTTAAATTTTCAGGTAATTGAGCCTCAAACGCTGCCTGGCGGCTCCATTTTTCAGCATACTTTTGCAGGTCGTATGCTAGTGGGTAATTGTAAACCCACGCGCTGAGAACCATAAAATGAAGCGACGTTTCGTCGTTTGATTCATTAAGCCAATCCGACGCGAAAGATTTTATCTCTCGCTCAGTTAATTGTTCTGCGTACATTACGCAGTCTTGATCTTCATTTTCATCTTCATAATTTGGTTCCTCGCGGTCGTACTGTTTTTGCGCTTTGTCTAGATTATTCATAATGTCCTCGTTATGTTGTGTGCTTCAGTAACTCCATTATGACATAAAAAAATAAAAGCGCAAGAAAAATAAATAAAATTATTTGTGTGTTGTATTTTTTTATTTAAAACACTATAATTACGACATCTAAACAACGTAGGAATTTTATGTCAAATTTGCCAAAATTAATTAAAGAAATCCTCTGGGAAACCAGATGGAGTCAAGAGAATTTAGCTGAAGAATTAGACTGTACTCAGCCCACCATCAGCAGAATAAAAGCTGGTGGAGATTGCTTAAATTCAATGGGCGACAAAATTAGAGCATTACATTTAAAACATTGCAAAGGTAAAAAATGAATATTGGAACGCAAATAATGGAAAACATTGTAAAAAATATGTTAATTGTAAAATCAACAAAAAAAATTACACATGATAGAAAAGGGTGTTTAAAACAAAATTTTAGCAACTCAACTTTTACTATTTCAGAAGCTGCCGAAGTGCTGGGAATAAAAAAAAATGCGACACAGAAAGCCATTAATAAATTAATAAAAGTTGGAGCAATAAAAATTGTGGAAGAACGACATTCAAATTCGCCAGCCAAATATAAAATGGAAACATTATGCTAATAATAAATAGCGACAAAACGTTATTTTCTGCAATAAAAAATATTGAGGATTTATATAAAAAACATAAATTTTTAAGAGTAGTAGTTAAAACGGGCAAGGACAGAAGTCTTGATTACAATTCAATAAGCCACGTCTGGTATGCAGAAATTGCCGATCAGTTAAAAGACGAGGATGCTTTAGGATGGAAAAACTACTGCAAATTGCACTTTGGCGTGCCACTTTTGCGCGCTGAAGATGAGGAGTTTAGAAGTATTTATGACAACTCAATTAAACTTTTGCAGTATGAAAAAAAATTGCAGGCAATGAAATATTTTCCTGTTACGTCAATTATGACAAATGAGCAATTTAGCAAATATCTAAACGAAATGCAGTTGTATTTTGGCGATTTGGGCGTAAATTTAACGTTTCAGTCTTAAAAGTGTAGTATGATTTTCAGTGATGCGCAACGCATCATATTCATAAGCCCTGCTATTTTGACCGGTGGCAGATAACGCAATTAGTAATGGATTTTGGGAGGGGATGGCTAATCTGCAAAGACGCCACCCCGAATTACTACGGGGGGTCAATCTCCCTCTCCCAAAGTCCTGAAAAGGAAAATATGCACTATTACAAATTTAATATTGCTGATTATCGCAAAGACACTAACCATTTAACAACAATTGAACATGGTATTTATCGTCAATTGATTGACTGGTATTACCTTGATGAAAAGCCAATTCCTTTAGAAACCCAAGTGGTTATTCGGCGGTTACGATTGGGTATTGATGAAGTTGGTTTTCTTCAAAGTGTGTTAGAAGATTTTTTCATTTTGGGTAAAACAGGATACACGCACAAAAGAATTGATGTTGAAATTAAAGATTATCATGCGCAGGCAGAAAAAAATAAAATTAATGGCAAGCTAGGCGGAAGGCCGAAGAAAACCCAGCCGGTTATGTCTGGGTTGCCAGATCATAGCGAAAATAACCTTAACCATAAACCATTAACCAATAACCATAAACCATTAACCAAAGAAGAATCATTAAAAGAAAAAATTAAAAAAGAAATCGCAACCGCGTCGCGTTTGCCAAGCGACTGGGAGCCGTCTTTGCAAGACATTGAATTTTGTCAATCGACGCGACCAGATTTAAACCCGCACGAAATCGCTCAAGGCTTTAAAGATTATTGGATAGCGCAACCAGGTGCAAAGGGGAAAAAATTAGATTGGGCTGCAACTTGGAGAAATTGGATTCGCAATGCGAGACAGGCTTCGCAGCAACAAAAAACGCAATATCAAACTGCGGCGGAAAAAGCAAAAACACTTGCAGATAGATTAACTGGGAGGGTGAGCAATGAGCGAATTATCGACATCAACTAATGTAAATTCTGAGTCTATGCCGATTTCTTGGGTTGAGAGAATATTTGATCAAATGTTATTAACTTACGGAAAGAAGTTTACGGATCAATGGGGCGGAGCAGACCCAGACAAATTAATCAAATTTTGGTGTGCTGGACTTGCCGGATACGCTGGAAATGAAATAAAACGCGGCTTATCTGGACTGGACGTGAGAGAGTGGCCCCCGACACTACCCGAGTTTAAAAAGATGTGTAGGCCAAGCATTGATCCTTTAATTGCTTATTACGAGGCTGTTAGCGGGCTTCAGGAGCGTTTGAAAGGTGAGGTTGGTACTTGGAGTCATCCAGCTATTTTTCACGCCTCTAAAGGGCTGCAATTCGATTTACTCAATCAAACTTATAGTCAGATTAAAGTCAGATGGGAAACCGCGCTTGCTGAACAGATGGAAAAAGGACGCTGGGAAGAAATTAATAAGCCCGTTTTGATGATTGCAAATTCTGTAACGCAGGCATCAAAAGATGAAGCCGCAAAAGCATTGGCGCAAATTGAAATGAAGTCTGGTGTTGCTTTAGAGCATAAAACAGATCATAGATTGTGGGCGAAAAGAATAATTAAATTGTCAAAAGAACGCGACCATAAATTATCTGAAATACAAATAAGATTTGCTAAAGAAGCATTAAAAGAGAGGCAAGATGTATGACGATTATCGTTTTAAATGCGAAGTAAGACATATTTTAAAGTTAAGAATTTTAGGCAAGTATGAAGTTGACAAGCATTTAAATTTGGTTGAAAAAATGCGAGGTAAAGATGCTAGATATAAATTGCAAGACGAAGCAAAAAAACAATGGGAAAGAGGAAATCGCGGAAAATATGACGACTGGAAAACCTAACTTTTGAAAGCTAAAAATGAATAAAAATTTTGATGAATTATTATTAAAATTAACAGATTATGAGCAAGATATTACAGATATGGAAAGACTGTTAATTGCAAATGAAATAATGCGATTAAATCAAGAATTGGCAGAGGCGCAAGGAGCGATTGATTACGCTACTCTGTGTATTGCAAAACCAGAATCTGGCAAAAAATTTAATTAAATCAGGAGAAGAAAAATGATGGATCAAGAAAAAGCGGCAAAATATTTTATTGTTGGATGGATAAAGAATTGGAATTTATATACTTATTTGCAAGTTGTGACTGGTGAAAGTAAACCAAACGTTGAAAACGCTCATAAAATTTATTCTTGGTTGCCAACTTTTAAAGTTAATTTTATAAAAAAAGAAATTAAGCGCTATGTTGCCGACAACATACCAAAGTTAAGCGAAAAATTGTTTAATGAAAATGACAATTTAAAAAAGTTAGAATTTTACAAATTGGCAATGGTAAAAATTGGAGAAAAAAGCACAAATAAATTTGATAAAGCTAGAAAAAATTGGATTGATGAAAGAAGAAAATTTAATGCTAAAACAAAAGAATCTATCTTAATAGCAGATCAACATGATAGAAGTTCTGGCCATCATTGGAACGTTTGCAAATGAGTATATGTAAATGTTGCAAAAATAGATATGAAAAATCAAGGCCGCTGCAGGTAGTTTGCGGGTTAGATTGTGCCTTGATTTACTCAAAAGAAACTGCAAAAAAAAAGGAAAAAAAAGAGATTAAGATAAAAAAAGATGCTTTAAAACCATTAAGTTATTACATTAAAAAAGCTGAAAAGTCTTGCAATACTTACATAAGAGAACGTGATGCAAACTTACCTTGTATTTCGTGCAATTCGGTAGATGCGAAAAAATGGGATGCTGGCCATTATATTTCAGTTGGCGCAAATAGAACGCTAAGATTTAACGAATTAAATATTCATAAGCAATGTTCATTTAATTGCAATGTTAATCTTTCTGGAAATTTAATTAATTATCGAAAAGGATTATTAAAAAAGATTGGGCTGGAAAAATTGTCGTGGTTGGAAGGTTGGCACGAACCGGAAAAAATGACAAAAGAAAAAGCAATTACAGTTGAAAAATATTTTAAAGAAAAGTTGAATAATTTAAAAAAGGGCAATCATGGATAATAAAAAAGCTATTAAATTAATGCAAAGTTTGCAGGATCAAATTAAGCATGAAAATTCGCAAGGCTGGTGCGTAATACGCGAAAATGATATAATTGATGCAATTGAGTTTATTGATTTTATTATTAATTCAAATGTTGAAGGAAAAAAAAATGCTGCTAAAAAATAGCAGCATAATTTTATTTTCTGACTAACAAAAAATATTCAAAAATTGCTCGGCACATTGGGCGATTAGCTTTTGAGCCAATGGGCGCTTCCCAATTTTGCCAGGTTCGCAACGGCTTAAAAACTAAGGACGCCGCTTGTGTTTGCGTAAGAGAACCACGCGCTGCGCAAATCTCTGTTGGTGTTGGGTAATTCATAATATTCTCCCCGTTTTATATAATTTCGTTGAATTTTGTCATGCCAGTGGCTAACCAATTTTTTACTATTAAATCAGCTTCTTCGACAACTGTGCTCTCATTGACGCCAAAAAATCCGAGTGCTTCGCCATCATTAAGCGCATCTAAAATACCTTTTAATTCAATATTTTTTTTATTAATTCCATTCTCTATTGAGGTAAGAGCGATTTTGTTGATTAGCTCATGAGCTTGTTTAATTAAATTGTCCATTTTCATCTCCTTGTTTCGTTGCCGCTGAATTGCTGCATCCGATAAGTTCATTATGCACGAAAAAACTTCGTGTGCAAAGGCTTTATCAAAAATTCCGTTTGTGTAGTCGCACAACCACAACACCAAGAATCGCAACAAACGAAACAATAAATAAACTCAATAAAATTAAAATCATAGACCGCCTGTTGTATAAATATAGGCTATTGTTGGCACGGAAAAAACAAGAATCCATGCTATAATAGGCAATACGAATTGTTTAATTTTTTGCATTTATTTCTTCCCATTTTCTTAACTCTCCAAACAAAACAGCAAGTCTATGTGAGCAAATAGCAAAATCTAACGACGCATCTAAAATTTTGTGGCTTTCGTCGTTATATTCATTCAGAATTTTTAATGTTTTAGTTAATTGCTTAATTGTCTTTTCTAAACTAATTTTGTCATACTCATTCATTTATTTCACCATTGTCGTTGGATTAATTGCCAAAGCAATAAATTGGTCGTAATCACGTTGACGCATACCTTTACGTGTTTCCCAAAGTTGCCAGGTGCGCTCGGTTACATCCATTTGTTTGGCGGCTTGTTTTTGCGTCATACCTGCTGCGTGACGGACTGCTAGAACGTCGGAGCATGGTATTTTAGGTTTGATCATTGATTACCTCAGATTTGTAATGAATAAGTTTGACATGATTAAATTTCCTTTCCTTGATAGAAACGTTTGAATATGATTTTTTCTATTAATTGAGTGCCAATCTTGTAGCTATCACCTCGAAATGCAAAACCGTCAAAGCCGATTGTGAAATCTCTACGGCCAACAGTAACTTGATGCCCGTTATGCACAACGGTATCGCCAATTCGCAAAGTATCAATGTGAACCATTTTGCTAGTGTGTGACATGATTACTCCTTAATTAATCTACCTGTGCGGCAGTGAATCTGATTATTTCGCGGGGTTGCGGTTTTGTTCGACCGATGACTGAATCATAGCACGTATTTTTTACGTGCCAAAGTTTTTTTTGGTTTATTTTGGAGCGATGCAGAAAAGAGACAATATGCTTATTTGACAGAGAGAGCGTAGCAAGACAGGGCAAAATAAATAGTTGCAACAAAACGATTAGACAAATATCATCATTCCGCACGCGTCAATAATGTGATCTGCGTCACAATTTTTCCATTTATGTGTAATTTATGTGTAATTTATGTGTAATTTATGTGTGATTTATGTGTGATTTATGTGTAATTTATGTGATGTACGTCACATTTTTATGTGTAAGCATAATTTGCAAAGCTACGCTGTATGCTAATATTAATGTGATGGTCATCACAAAAATAAGGTAAACAATGGCTAAAACACAATTCGAGAGGCTTGACGAGATCGGCATCGACGCTATATGCGCACGCATCGCTGACACTGAGTCGCAGCGCTCTATCGCTAAGAGTCTTTCTATAGATATCGCTACGCTCGTGCGATGGCTGCAAAGCGACGCTGAAAAGATACTTAAAGCGCAAGCGGCGCGTGAGCAGAGTGCATATATATGTGATGAGCTTGCACTAGCAGCACTATATGATATAGACGACGATGCTACTCAAGCTGCTGTGACTCGTCAAAGGGAGATCGCGTCGCATCAGCGCTGGCGTGCTAAGACACGCAACAAGAGCTTTTCAGATAGAGTGCAAACTGAAAGTACAGTCGATATGCGAGTCAAGTCTGCTGTCGATCTTTCAGATGATGAGCTTGCAGCGATCATCGCAAGCGCGACAGTAAAGATCGTATGACTTATATAGACCCGAGCGCTGCTGCTGCAGAGCTACTAAGACGACGTAGAGCGCGTGAGTCTTTGATCGAGTACGCTCTATATACAAACTCTGCTTATAAAGCAGCAGAGCATCATCACAAGATAGCAAGCGCACTAGAGCGGGTTATGCGCGGTGAGTGTAAGCGACTCATCATATGCATGCCGCCAAGACATGGTAAATCTGAGCTTGCTTCTCGGCGCTTCCCTTCTTTTTATCTTGCAAAAAACCCAAGTAAGCAAATTATAGCGGCGTCATACAATAGCGATTTAGCAAGTGATTTCGGGCGCGAAGTAAGAAATATTGTCGCTAGTCAAGAATATCAACAGCTTTTTGATGTCGAGCTATCTGCTGATAGTAAGGCAGCGAACCGGTGGCATACAAGCGCTGGCGGGATGTACGTAGCCGCTGGCGTAGGCACTGCAATTACAGGTCGAGGCGCTGACATTTTGCTAATTGACGATCCTTTCAAAGACAGACAAGAAGCTGATAGCGAAATAACAAGAGATCGAGTGTGGGACTGGTACACATCAACAGCATACACACGACTGATGCCAAACGGAGCAGTTATTGTTATTAATACAAGATGGCATGATGATGATTTGACTGGTCGATTACTTGACGAGCAAAAAACCGGCGGCGATCAATGGGAAGTTTTATCGATGCCTGCTATTGATGACGCAGGAAAACCTTTGTGGCAAGAATGGTACCCTATTGAGCGACTGGAGCAAATAAAAGGTGTCTTGCCTGCGCGGGATTGGAATTCTCTATATCAGCAAAATCCTATTCCAGATGATGGCGATTACTTTAAGTCAGAATGGATAGTCGAGTATGACGAACTGCCCGCCGATTTGCATTACTACGCTGCAAGTGATTACGCTGTAACGGATGGAAGCGGCGACTATACGGAACACGGAATTTTTGGTGTGGACGCGCATTCAAACTTGTACGTAGTAGACTGGTGGCATGGTCAGACAGCGGCAGACGAGTGGATCGATGCTAAGTGCGATTTGATACGAAAATACTCGCCAAAGATGTGGTTCGGTGAGTCAGGCGTAATCAGGCGCAGCATTGAGCCGTTCATGCTAAAAAGAATGTCTGAACGTAACGCATACTGCCTAATCGAGTGGCTGTCCAGCATATCAGACAAGACTACTAGAGCGCGAGGCATACAAGCAAGAGCAAGTATGGGAAAAGTTTTTTTTCCAAAACATTCGGCATGGAAAGAACGTGTTGTTACTCAATTGCTAAGGTTTCCAGCGGGTAAGTATGATGATGCAGTTGACGTGCTAAGTTTAATCGGGCGTGGACTTGATCGAATCAAAGATGTAAAGCCAAAGCGTGAAAGAACTGTAAGAGTAAGCAGCGGCTGGATGGGTTAATATTGTAATTGTAAGAAATTTATGTTAAAAGATGCACACTTAACTGACGAGCAAGCAAATGATCAACGATAAAAATTCAATGCTTAATAATAAAAATTATCTTGATGATGAAGATGACTATGATAAAGATAAAAAAGAGTCTAAGTCTGACGATGAAAACGAGCGTGAAGATGAAGCGGAGGAATGGGCTGAGGTTCATAAGCAAGCGCTGAAAGACTTTAAGCTGTGCGTAGACGCTGAAGCAAATAACCGAGTAGATGCGCTTGACGACTTGAAGTTTGCTAGGCTTGGTGAGCAATGGCCAGATGACGTAATCCAAAAAAGAAAGTTGGAAGGACGTCCATGCATGACTTACAACAGAATGCCAACTTTTATTAGAAAAGTTGTCAATGATGGTCGTCAAAATAAACCCGCGATTAAAGTGCACCCCTGCGATGATTCAGCGGATACGCAAACTGCCGAAGTAATCAATGGAATTATTCGCAACATTGAAAATTCATCTAATAGCGAAGTTGCATACGACACAGCTTTAGACTTTGCTGCATCGTGCGGAATCGGATATTTGCGAGTGGATGTTCAGTATGCTCATGACGATGCTTTCGATTTAGATATCTTTATTGAAAGAATTAGTAATCCTTTTACAATTTATGCTGATTACAATGCGACATCTGCTGACTCATCAGACTGGAATATTGCTTTTGTTGTAGATGCTATTGAGGAAAAAGAGTATAAAAAAAGATACGGCGACAAAGCAAAAGTTAGCTTTGATAGTGACGCGTATATCGGTATGCCGGACGAATGGCGAGATGGCGATAAAGTTATAGTCGCTGAATATTGGGTGCGAAAAGAAACTGAAAAAGAAATTGCAAAGCTCTCTGATGGACGGATAGTAGATGTCGAATGGCTTGATGCAGAAATGGAAGAGTTGCCAGGAACCACAAATAAAAATGCTTTGGCTCAATACAATGTAAAAGTTTTATCTACGCGCAAAGCAAAATCATTTGAAGTCTGTCAATACATTATGTCAGGCGCAGAGATTCTCGAGGAAAACGACTGGGCTGGGAAATATATTCCAATTATTCCCGTTTATGGCGAGGAGCTTAACATTGAAGGTAAACGTCATTTTAGATCACTGATTCGTGACGCTAAGGACGCGCAAAGAAACTTTAACTATTGGCGCACGACAACTACCGAAATGGTTGCGCTTGCTCCAAAAGCTCCATTTATTGGTGCCGTGGGTCAATTTGACACAGATGCTGACAAATGGGCTGCTGCTAACGCAGAAAACGCGGCGTATATTGAATACGATATTGTTCCAGGTGCACCGCCACCTATGCGACAAGGTTTTGCTGGTGTACCTGCTGGTGCTTTGCAAGAAGCCTTAAACGCCGCTGATGATATGAAGTCTATCATCGGTATATATGACGCATCGCTAGGTGCGCGTAGTAACGAGACATCGGGTCGTGCAATTAATGCTCGTCGCGCTGAATCTGAAGTGTCAACTTATCATTTTATTGATAATCAAGCACGAGCGATTAAGCATACTGGGCGTATTATTCTTGACTTAATCCCGCATATTTACAATAAAGCTAGAATTGTAAGGATCATGGGAGAGGATAAAAAAACTCAAAACGTGCCGGTCAATCAACCGCAACAACAGATAGATGGCACGTCTCAAGTGTATGATCTGACAGTCGGTAAGTATGATTTAATTGTAAATGTTGGACTCGGGTTCCAAACGCGTAGAGAGGAAGCAGCTTACGGAATGACAGAGCTAGTTCGTTCGTATCCGATGGCTGCGCCTATTATCGCTCCGCATTTAGCGGAGGCGCAAGATTGGCCAGGCGCTGATAAGATTGCCGAAGAACTTAGAATGCTATCTCCACAAGCGCAACAAGGTAATCCACAAGTACAACAAGCAGAGCAAGCAATACAACAACTGCAAGCACAATTACAGCAAGCGCAGCAGGTTATACAGTCAATACAGACTGATAAGAGCCTAGAGGCGCAAAAGTTAGAAATTGACAAGTTTAACGCTGAAACTAATCGACTAAAAACTCAAAAAGAAATTCAGCCACAAATGATAAATGCTCAAGGGGATAATGTGGACGAAAGAGAAAAAATTGCTCTTGAAACTGAATCAAAGGTTATCATTGAAAAAGTGAAGCAAGAAGGGCAAAAAGAATTAGAATTGCTTAAACAAAAAGCCGAAATAGCAAAAGCTAACACTAATCAACTATTGACTGTTGATGAAAATCTTAACTTAGTGCCTAGTGATGTTGTGTTAGAAATAAAGCAAGTTATTGACGCATTAGGAAATGAAATGCAAAATGTAAAAAAACGTGCGTCAGCAAAAAGAAAATTGATCCGCGATGAGAACGGTCGCCCTGCTGGCTCAATTATTGTAGATGAATTTGATAACCCTATCGGTGAGGTTTAAATATGGCTTTGGCATATGATGTATCAATTAGAAATTCAATGCTTGACGCAATTACAACTCGCGCAGGAGCATCTGCACTGCTGCGTATTTATGACGGATCGCGTCCAGCTACAGGCGGTGCTGCGACTACTCTTTTGGCAGAATTGACATGTAACGCGACTTTTGCGCCTTCAGCATCTAGCGGAGTTTTAACTCTAAACAGCATTACGCAAGACTCAAGCGCAAATGCTACGGGTACTGCGGCGTGGTTTAGAATTGTAAAAAGTGATGGAACGACATTTGTATTAGATGGCAGTGTTGGTACTTCTGGAAGTGATTTAAACTTAACAACAACAAGCATTGTCGCCACGCAGCCAGTAAACATTACTTCATTTGTGATTACTGAAGGTAACGCGTAATGATTGAATATAAAACTCACGACAATGGGCCAGTGACATCGATTCACGTAGAACCAGGAGCTGTTATTGTCACAATGACGTTTAACAGTTTATTTGAGTTTACGCCTATGCACGCTCACACGTTTGACCATTGGATGGAATGTGTAAAAGGTGCTGCTGTAATATCAATCGATGGTGTTGATACTGTTGTTCGTGCTGGTGATAAATATTTAGTTGAGGCGCACAAAGAGCATAGCGCAAAGCCTTTAGAGTCTTTTACCGTTTTACGTTGCGTGCATGAAAATAGTGAGGTAGACCCATCAAAATGCAAAGAGGGAATACCTTTGGAGTGGGTTAACAGACTGACGGTGCATTAATGAGAGCAGACTATTTAGAAATGTCGGTGACGTCAATTGCTGGCACTAATGGCAATGGCGCGGTAACAATGTCAAGGATTACAAATACGCCAACGTTTGATGAATCTTTTAACACATCATCGCTAACAAGAACAGTCGAATATGTAATTGAGGACACATCAAGACTATGTTTTGAGCGTGGCATTGGCACTGTAACTGGTAATGTTCTAACTCGTGGCAGTCCTAAAACTACGTGGGATCAAACCACTTTAAATCAAAACAACCCAACAGCATTTGCATTTTTAGCATCTGGATCGGCTGGAAATATCAGGGTTAGATGCTCGCCAACTATGGCAAGCGCAGCACCTACTTACCCTGGCGTAATGCAAGGAGTTTCTCCAGTCAATTTAAATTTAGGGCATCACACAAGCGCTCATATTTCAATGAACGCAATACAATCAAGTACTACCGTAGTTACAGGCACTGAATATTATTTGCCTTATTTGTGGGAAGGTAATGGGGCAATAACGTCATTTGCAATTTGGTTGCAAACCGCACAAACTGGGGCGGCTGTTAAAGTTGGAATTTATGAAACACAAACAGATGGAACACCTGGGAATTGCATAACTCACTGCAACGCAGGCGCTATATCTTTATCTTCTGGCTCTGGTGCTTTAGTTACTAGCGCAATAACAACCGCTAATAATTGGTCGGTAGAGTCACCAAATATTGCACCTGGGTGGTATTACATTGGCTTGGTATTTACAGCAACTACAACATTTCCAACAATTGGCCATCATGCAATTGGATCAATGGTGCGAATGTCACCAATTGGATGGGGCGCAAACTATGGAGCCGCGCAAGTCTTATTGGCGACGGCATCTGTTAATTATGCGACTGGGTTACCTACTGGAATTCCTGGTAGAACGTATCTAATTACCAATTCGCAAACTTCGACAAGTGGCAGGCAATACCTTGTCGGGCTAAAGCCAAGGATATAACATGCAGCCAGTTTTAAACTATGTTGATAAAGGCGCAGGAATGGCTCGCGCTATTCGCGCAGCGGGTTACGTAATAGCAATCATGGACGGGGTAGCTATGTGTGATAACCCTATTGCTGTACAAGAAATTATTGATAATTTTGATCCATTGCCTGCAGCGCAGGCGGATAAATGGGAAGAAATAAAAGCTGAACGCGATAAGCGACAACTTTTACCTATTACTGTTAACGGAAAACAATTTCATAGCGATCAAAGTTCGCGCATTCAGCAGTTAGGTTTAGTATTTATGGGGCAAAATATTCCACCTAATTTGCAGTGGAAAACAATAGACGATACATTTGTCACTATGACACCGACGTTAGCATTGGAAATATTTGCTACTACAGCATCGCACGATCAAGCCGTATTTGCTGCTGCTGAACAGCATCGATTGTCAATGTTAGCATCAAACGATCCTATTAATTACGATTTTTCTAGTGGTTGGCCTGCATGACATACGGCAAGAGTCCATATGCTAAAGTTTCGTATGGCAAAACTGCTGAGGTTGCCGCCGCTGGTGCATCTGGGTCATTGGCAAAGACAAATAACAATGATTCCATATCCGCAAGTGGCACAACAACAATTGTTGGTAGTCTTGCGTACACAAATCAAAATGATACTGTTGCTGCTAGTGGGGCAAGTGGGCTTGATAATGTAGGAACATCGTCCACAATAAACTTAAATGACGGCTTAAATGCAAATGGGACCACCACAATTGTAGGTAGTGTTAATTATTTAAATAATAATGATAGTGTTAGCAGTTTAGGCTTTTCTGGGTCAATTACTGGAAATATTGCGTATGTTAATCAAAATGATACAGCGCAAGCAATTGGAATTGGCTCTACAGTTACTGTAGGTGGTGGCTATGGTTACGGCTATGGCTACGCAAAAAGAAAAACAACCGTAAAAGAGGATAGAGAAAAATTAGGAATAATTCCCAAGTCCGTAAAGAAGATAATTAAAAAGGTCGCGGAAGAAAATGCAACTTTTAAAAAAGAAAAAGAAGCGTTAGTAGAATTAAAAACAATTTTATCTAGTAAGAAAATTGATGTTAAAAAATCGTATGAGGATGAACTAAAGAATCAAATTGAGCGTTCTGTTGATCTGGAAATTTATAAGTTATTAAAAATTCAGAAAGAAAGAGACGATCAAGATGAGGAGGAGTCCGCATTTTGGCTACTAATGTAACAACGTCAACAACCATAAAGGATTGACAAAATGAATGAAGAAATAATTGCACAAGAATCTGACGATATTGTTAATAATGTTGATTCTGATAATTTATTTGACGATGATGAAAATGATATTGAAGAAATTGTAGATGATTCTGAAGAATTAGAGCTTGACGGAAAAGTATATAAAGTTCCAAAAGCAATTAAATCAGCCGTAATGAAAAATGCTGATGACACACAAAAAATACAAGAATTGGCAAGGGAAAGAGAAGCAATTGCAAAAATTAAAGAAGATGCTCAAAAATATAAAGAAAATATAAAGACAAATATTCAAGAACGTGGTAGGTTATCGGCAATAAATGATACTTTGCAACAATTTGAACATATAAATTGGGGGGAGTTAGCAGATCAAGACCAATTGTTAGCAACTAAGTTGTGGATGCAAAAGTCGCAATTAAAAGATGCTGCAATAGAGTTGCAAAATAAATTGAATAATGAAGAACGGAAAGCCGAGGAGCAGGAGCAGCTTTTAGAAGCCAAGCGATTGCAAGAAGGTCAAGCCATTTTATCGGAGAAAATTCCGAACTGGTCGCCAAAGCTAGCAAGTAATTTAGCTAATTATGCCGGATCTATTGGATGGTCGGAAGGTGAAATTAAAAAAATTACTACAGCGCAAGTTATTGCATTACACAGAGCGTTCGTTGGGGATCAATTGCTGAATAAGCAAAATCCTAAAGTAAAAAGCGAAGTTGTTAAGCCTGTGACTAAATTGGGAGGAAGCGCATCGATTAAAAAAGATCCTTCAGCTATGAGTGATAAAGAATTTGCCGCAATGCGGCGACAACAGATTAAAAACAGAAATAATTAATTTTAAATTAAATAAGGAATAAAAATGGCAAATACTAATGCAACTATTGACATGGTAACGCGTGAAGCGCTACGCATTGCTCATGAAAAAATCCAATTTATTGGAACTGTGGATCGTCAATATGATGATTCATTTGGCAAAACTGGTGGAAAAATTGGTTCTACACTACGCGTTCGCAAACCAAATCAATACACGCGCACAACTGGTTCCCGCGTAATGGATGTTCAAGACCAGCAAGAGGCAACAGCAACAATCACAGTTGCGACACAGGATCACGTTGACATGCGTTTTAATTCTGCTGAGTTAGCATTGTCTATTGATGAAATTAGTCGTCGTTATATTGAGCCTGCGGTATCTCAATTGATCTCTGGCATTGAAGCTGACTTTTTAGCGTTTGCTACCAAGGCAACTTATAATGTCGCTGGAACTGCTGGAACGGCTATTACTTCACTTGCAACGCCTGGCGCAGCACGTGCAAAACTGAATCAAAACCTTGCGCCTAAGTCAGATCGTTATATTCAGATGGATTCCATTACAATGGGCGGTTTGGTAAATGGTGTTGCTACCTATTTTAATCCTCCAAAAGATATTGGTGAGCAATATAGGGAAGGGCTGGTATCGCGTACCTCAATGGCTGATTACTACGAAAATGAGCGTGTATGGACGGCACAAAACACGGCAGATGTCGCAGGCGAAATTAACGGTGGGACATTGACAAGTGGTATTACATCGTTGACAGTAGATGGCTTAACAGTTGCGCCAACTGCTGGCATGGTGTTTACAATTGAGGGTACTTATGACGTTCATCCTGAAACAAAGGTTGCTTACCCACACTTAAAGCAATTTGTTTGCTCTGCTGGATGTACCACAACTAACCTTGTATTTACTCCTGCAATTATTTATAGCACAACTGATGCACGTCAAAATTGTTCTGGTGCCCCTACAGACAATGACGATATTACTTTTGTCGGTGCTGCATCTACAAACTACGTTCAACCGCTGATGTATCACAAAGAAGCATTCCAGTTTATCACTGCCGACCTTCCATTAATGGCAAGTTCTGAAAAGTGCGTTCGTCGCACACAAGATGGCTTGTCAATGCGAGTATGGCAGGATTCAGATATTCGCAATGATGAATTGCTTATGCGTATTGATATTTTGTACGGCATGGCTGCATTGCGTCCTGAATGGGCTTGTCGCATGATTGGCGCAGCGGGCTAATATATAACCGCAACCGTTATTTGACGGTTGCTAACTATTTTATAAAGGATTAAAAATGGCTATTTCTACAGATTTGGAACGTTTGGGTTACGGTTCTCCGGCTGGATGTATTGCGACTGGTCAACACGTGCCGGTTATTCAATCAGTCGGCGCTACTCGCACTTTGTTGGCTGAGGAATCTGGCTCTTTGTGCTTGCTTGATTCTGCTAGTGGCGTTGTTTATACACTGCCGACGCCAGTAGAAGGTATGTACTTTGATTTTTCTGCTACTGTTGCAGTTACCTCAAATGCGTACAAAGTTGTGACTGCTGGCGCATCTGACTACATTGTCGGTAACGTGTTAATTGGTGATACCGTAGTGGCACAATCAGGTGATGTATTTGTTGCTGATGGTACTACAATTCGTGCGATTTCTGAAGATGGCGCAACTAAAGGCGGTCTAGTTGGTGGTCGTTATCGTTTAACGGCTATTTCCGGTTCTAAATGGCTGATTAACGGCGTTACGCATGGCACTGGCACACTTGCTACACCATTTGCAACTAGTTAAGTAAATAAGCGAGGTTGCGTTAAAATTATGAGTAACGTAACCTCTCTTAAATAAGGATGAAAAATGATTACTTGGATGACGCATGAGTTGCATGGAAAGCATCCAGCGGTTGGCACTGAAATTGAAGAAATGAAAAAAAATGGTTGGGTTGTTTATGAAAAGCCGGTAAAAATTATTACAGTAGATACACCAAAAGAAATTTTGGCTGAAGAAGTGCAAATAGTAAAAAAACGTGGACGACCACATAAAGGTTAATTATGGCAATAACCACTTATAACGAATTAAAAGCAGAAGTTGCTAAGTGGCTACAAACTGACGCGCTGACTGATGAAATTCCTAATTTTATTCATTTTGCCGAAATTGAATTAAATGCAGAATTGCAAAATAGGGATATGCAAGTTGATGAGCAATTGAATTTATTAGCTGGCGCATCAACCGTAGTGTTGCCTTCTGGATTTATTAATCCTATTTCTTTAGAGTTGGTAATCGCTGGCGAAGATAATACAGCTTTAAAATATATACGCCCGCAAGATGTAGTAAAAAATGTTGCTATGTCGACTCGTCCTGAGTATTGGACAATTAACGGTGGATACATTGAATTTCCAAACCCGTCAGATCAAGTGTATGAATTAGCTTTTAGAATGTTAAAGGGGTATGATTTAGCTACCACATTAACAAATTCTTTATTAACAAAATACCCTTTGCTTTATTTGTATGGTGCGCTTACGCAGGGTGCAATATATGCCCGTGAAGATGGTAGAATCGAATTATTTAATGCGCAATATAATAAAATTTTGGCAAAAGTAAAGCAAGTTGAAGGCAGAAACAATCGGCTAGTTACTTTGCGAACTGAATTTTCTAGCGCAAAAAGTTCAAATATTATAGCGGGGTAATAATGGCTTTAGAGTCAGGAACGTATGTAGATGATTTAGTAGTAACTAACCCTGTCAGCGCTGACGATTTAGTTCGTTATGGTGCGGATCATTTAAGATTGCTTAAAAATACTATTAAGGCGTCGTTTGCGGGATTTACGGATGCAATTTGCGTTACTGGCGTGGATGGTGGTGCAGCGAATGTTTATACATTAACGCCATCAACGCCATTACCATCATACGGATCGCGTATGATTATTGTGTTTTCTCCTGCGGTAGCAAATACTGGGTCGGCAACAATTAATATTTCTGGACTTGGCGCAAAAGCCGTTAAAAGTGTTTCTAACTCTGCATTAGTGGCTGGCGATTTAGTTGTTAATGTAATTTATGTTGCCTTGTATAACGGTACAGAATTTCAATTGCTTGCCCCAACAAAAAATTATATTGATCTATTAGATTTGGCGCAAAAAGACTACATAGATCAAATTGTTTTTACGTCTGAGCTTCCCGCACAAGGCGGTAATGCTAATAAGTACGTTCGCACTAATGGCACTGCTGCATCTTGGCAGTATGCGGGAATGGAATTAGCTAACCCTGCTGGCGCAACCTTGACAAATGGAACTACTTATCAGGCATTTATTGCAAATGCAGCTTACACATTACCTGACTTTACTAATTCAAAAACCTTTGGATTAGCAAGTCTGTCAAATTCTCCTGCCGTTCCGTCTACTGTAACCACGTCTGATGGTTGGACAATTGCTCCAGATTTAGCGGCAAATACTTTTAAAGCAATTGCGCCATTAACAACGGCAACCGCCCATGGTGCATGGGGTAATATATTAATGACTCCATCAATATTTTGTTCGATTACCGCCGCAAGTGCGCCGACAATATTGGGAGTTGCTGAATTAAGTAGCACGTTAAGCGTTATTTTATATGGTGTGTCAAGTAACACAACAATGTATGTTGTTGCTATTAACCCTGTTACCGGCAATTGTGGTACTCCATTATCATTAGGTACTACTACTGACGTACAGCCACATATTTTTGCTGATTCTGCTAATACTTTTGTAGTTGGGTTTAATAACGCTGTAGGCTCGGCTGTTATAGCTGGCAATATTTCTTCTCTTGCAATAACTGTAGGCAGCATAGTAAATGGCACATACAGCTATGTTGGTTTAATACAATTGGCGCAAGGATTATATCTTCATTCGCCACACAATGGCACAGTAGAAGCGTTTTCTGTTTCTGGTACGGTGGTGCAAATAGGTAATAATTTAAGCATTGGTACAAATTATGCAGAGATTGTTAAAATCAGCGCGACTCAAGCATTGGCGGTGGGATGCACGACAACAAGTCCCGCACAAATGCAAGCCGTAGTTATAACTGTTACTGGCAGCACTTCGGCGGCTGGAACTGTATATTCTGCTGCAACATCTGTGGTTCACAATGGCGGAAAAGTACCTAGATTCTTAAAAAGTTTATTCAATGGCGCTTATGTTGCGTTTTTTGAAAATCAATCGCCTACGACAACTGGTGATTATTACGCAATGACTGTATCTGGAACCGTTGTTGCGATTGGCACTGTTTTGCAAATAGCAAATAGTTTGCCGAGTGCAGCACGCCCATTAACTTATACTTACCCTTCTGCCGAAGATACTTCGCAACGGGTTGTTGTATATAGTAGTAATCAATTATTAGTTGGATTATCTGATGGCGCTATCGCATTAAGTGTAACGGGCACAACCATAACAAATGGGGCAAAGTTTGGAACGGCATCGACAAAATTTGTTACTGACGCTCAAACTGGGTTAAATTTTTATGCTGTAACGAGCACCACAATTGACAAGATTACAGTAGCAACTACAACCATATCATCTAGTTATCAATTAGTTTCTTCCCCTGTAATAGTAGCGGCGGATACAATGAATGATAAGGTAGTAAGTTACTCTGGTACGTGGTACAGATGGACACTGCCAACAATGAGTCACGCAGTCACTTACAATAAATGGTTAAGTGTAAATAGTTCTGACATTAGATTATATGGTGAAATATCATGATTATTTACCCAATAGGTTATGAAAATCCTGTTCCACAATCAGTTACTAGGCTACAAGCTCGCTTGGCTTTAATTAATGCGTCTAAGTGGGATTTAATTAAGCCTATTATTTTGGAAATGAGCGATCCAGATAAATCAATTGCGCTGGCATGGTTTGAGGATTCAATTTATTGGCGTCGAAATGACCCATATGTCATATCAATATCTGCGTTAATTGGATTAACTACTGTAGATGTTGACAATCTATTTATTGAAGCGGCAACTTTATAATGCCATTAGTTAAATTTACAAATGTCGGAGCGTTGGGGCAGAATCGTGACGCCGATGAAATTGACTTAGCATTAACGCCTGCCTTTGAGTGGAGTGGTGGGAATAATGTAAGGTTTTCTGATGGATATGCAGAAAAGTTTACGGGGGAATCCTCGCATCATGGCGAACCCTCTGTTATTCCATATGGAATATTTTTTTCTAATACCGCAAACCGTTATGAAGTTTATACGGGGCTTCAAAAAATATACGCCACTACTGGATCGACGCACACCGATATTACTAGATCGTTAGGCAATTACACTGGAACTATAGATAATAAATGGACTGGCGCTGTTTTATCTGGGACATTAATTTTAAATAATGGAGTAGATGATCCACAATTTTGGGCTGGTAATATTGGAACGCCTTGCGCAAAATTAACAAATTGGCCTGCAAGCACAAAAGCAAAAGTAGTTAGGGTATTTGATAACTTTATAATTGCGTTAAATATTACTGAGGGAAGCACAAACTACCCAAGCATGGTGCGGTGGTCAACTCCTGCCGACCCAGGTACATTGCCTGCATCATGGGACTACACATCTACTACAAATGATGCTGGTCGCGTTGAAGGCGTTTTATCTAGTACACCGGACAAAATAGTGGACGGATTGGCGCAAGAAAATACTTTTTTTATTTATAAAGAAAGTAGCATATATGCAATGCAATACATTGGCGGCAAGCAGATATTTAGATTTTCAAGCGTTAGCAAAATAGCTGGCGCTATGGGAATTGATTGTAATGCATCAACACCTGTAGGGCATGTAATTTTATCGGATGGCGATGTATTAATTAATCAAGGCGGCAATATTCAATCAATCATTGATAAGCGAATGAGAAGATGGATATTTAATAATATTGATTCTGATAATAGGCATAGAAGTTTTGTAGTTGCAAACCCATATAAAAATGAGGCATGGATTTGTTATCCAGAAAACGGCAAAATATGGCCAAATAAAGTCGTTGTGTGGAATTACAAAGATAATACATTTGCTACGCGGGATATTCAGAATTTAACACATGCTAATTCAGGCATTATTACAGCCGCTGACACTGATACATGGGATAGCAGAACTGATACATGGAATGATTCTGATGACATTTGGTCAGTCAATAATTATAGTCAAGCATCGACAAGGTTAGTTTTATGTTCTAGTGATAAAAAATTATTATTAGCTGATTTAACTCGCACCTTTGACGGTGCGAGCATGACATCTTATATTGAGCGAACAGGAATAGACTTCGGCTATCCTGAATCAATTAAATTATGTAGTGCCGTTCGTCCTAAATTTGATTCTATTGATGGAACTGTTATTCGTATATATGTTGGGAAACAAGCTAGTTTAGATAGTGGTATAACATGGTCGTCACCAGTAAATTACACAGTAGGAACGTCATTAAAATGTGATTTTAACGTGTCTGGTAGGTATTTAGCGGTAAAATTTGAGTCTATTAATTCCGCACCTTGGCGATTAAAATCATTTGACCTTGACATAAAACAATTAGGAATGTATTAATGGCTTACATACCAGATATTTTGCCTTATGACATTAAGTTGTTCCCAAAATATTTAAATAATGAATTTCAAAAAATTGAAGAAAGTTTAATAAGCCAAAAAGATATATTGAGCTTATCAAAAACAAATGTGTCTCCTTCAAAGGTTAGTGACGGAGATATTCGATTTGCTGATGGTAGTGATTGGAACCCAGGTGCTGGCGCTGGCATTTACGCTTATCATTCTGGATCGTGGAATAAACTAGGGTAAGGAAAAAACAAAATGATTGGATTGTTAGATATGGCATCGCCGCAACAAAAAATACAGCAGCCGCAACCACAAATGATGGGTGGTTTGCTTGATATAAATAATGTAAATAACCAAAATAATTTGTCGCAAAATGAAGGTGACGAAAACGAAAAGATGCTTAATGAAATGTTGCAAAACCCAACATTAGAAACAGTGCAAAAAATAATTGAACAAATTTCAATGAATGGAAAGCCAGAATCGCAACAAGTTATTCCAATTCTTGAAAAATTAAAAACGCCTGAGCAAATTACTGAATTTGCCACTCTAGTAAAACAACAAAGAGCTATTAATGAATAAAATTGCAATACAAAGTTCTTTTGTCGAAAAGGGCGAATCTAATCTATTGCATAGAGAAAAAATAGAAGTTTTGCAAAAAGCCGTTCTGGAATTGCCGCAATCAATGCCTGAATTGGAGCATTTTTTTGCACATAAAATATATGCAAGAAAAGGTGTTATAAAAAAAGGCACAATTTTAATTGGAGCTATAAAAAAATACTCGCACATTAATATTATAGTTTATGGCGATAGTTCGGTATTTACTGAGGATGGAGAAACAAGAATAAAAGGCCATACTGTTTTAGTATCTCAAGGCGGCACTAAAAGAGTTATATATGCACATGAAGATACTTTATGGATTACCATTATTAGCGCAAATGAAACAGATTTGGACAAAGTGGAAGAAGAAGTGTTATGTAAGACATACGATGATTTTTTAAAATATTGCGATAATAAAAAATTAATAGGGGAATAAAATGTTTGCAATTACTGGTTCCATGATCGCAACTATCGGCAGTGCTGTAATTGGTGGCGCAATGGCTAAAAGCGCCGCAAGCGATGCCGCAGAAGCACAACAAGAGGCAGTGGATAAAAGTATTGCGGCGCAAAAAGAAGCCGCAAAACTTGATCCTCGCGTACAACAATTAATATATGGCGACGCTACTGCACCTGAGCCAAGATTAAAAGCTGGTGTTACACCTATCTATGGTCAACCTGAACCAGTAACAAAAACAAGAACAGCCTTCCGTCCATCGACTGCCACTGTAGACGATGCTGGCAACCAAGTTTTAATCCCATATGACGAGGTTTATACTGATCTTGGTCAAAAAAGACTTATTAATCCTGCATCTGATTACGAAACGCCAGCGCAAGACACCGGAATTATTGGAAAAATTGGCGGTTTGCTAAACGTTCAACCTAGCGCAGATACTGAAAAATTTAACCAATCATTAAATACTTATTTTGGCAACAATGCTATTTCAGATTTAGCGCAAATTAGGAATACAGCATTGGGGTTCCAAACAGGGGAAACTCCTGTTAATACAATGCAGGCAAGAACAATTAATGCGCCTTCTCAATCAAATATTGATTTGCAGCAAGCATATAGGGATGTTATATATGGCAATTCCGCTGAAAATCCTTATCTTACAGGCGCATTGCAAGGTGGTATTGACCAAAGT